AGGCAGACGTTACGGATTGTACACGGACAAGGTTGACGTAAACTCAGCGGCATCCGTGATTATTTCGGGGGAAAACGACCTTGAAGAATGAAATCTATCTGCCTGAAATCGTGGGAAAAGGTTACAAGGACTTCTGGAATTTCAAAGGGCGTTACAATGTCTGCAAGGGTTCGAGAGCTTCAAAAAAATCCAAAACAACGGCTCTCAGGTGGATTTATCTCATGATGAAATATCCACAGGCGAATTTGCTTGTAGTCCGAAAGTATTTCCGAACGCTTAAGGAATCGTGCTTCTCGGAGCTTAAGTGGGCGATTCATCGCCTTAAGGTGGATGCATTCTGGAACATCAAAGAATCTCCGCTTGAAATGTGCTATAAGCCGACAGGGCAGAAAATCTATTTCAGGGGACTGGATGACCCTTTGAAAGTTACATCCATTACGGTGGATGTGGGAGTGCTTTGTTGGGGGTGGATTGAGGAATCCTATGAAATCATGAACGAGAGCGACTTCAACACGCTTGATGAATCAATTCGAGGTGAAATCCCGGAGGGACTGTTTAAACAGTGGGTGATAACGTTCAACCCTTGGAACAGTCAGCACTGGCTTAAGAAACGTTTTTTCGACACACAGTCCCCTGATGTTCTTGCAAAAACCACGAATTATCTTTGTAACGAGTGGCTTGACGAAGCGGATTTAAAGCTTTTTGAGGACATGAAGCGTGACCGCCCGGAACGTTACAGGGTTGCGGGACTAGGCGAATGGGGCGTTACTGAGGGGCTTATTTTCACCAACTGGACAAGTGCGGATTTGTCGGCAGAAATTCCGCATTTTGCAAACATCTACAACGGTCTGGACTTTGGCGCAGCCGACCCGAACGCTCTTATCCGCATTGACTTTGAACCGGGACAGAAGAAAATCTACGTCTTTGATGAATTTTATCAAGGGGGAATTTCTCTTGAAACGCTTGCTAATGAAGTCAAGTCCAGAATCGGGAGCGAGTATGTTATCTGCGATTGTGCAGGCAAACAGCAAATCATTGAAATGTGTCGATATGGCTTGAAAGCAATCCCCTCACGTAAGGGTGCAGGCAGTAAGCTCTATGGTATACAGTGGCTTCAAGGCTATGATATTGTGGTGGATTACAGATGCCGACATTTCATCGAAGAAATAAGCGAATATTGTTGGACGAAGGACAGAAACGGTAATAATTGCGATATTCCGCAAGACGGCAAAGACCACCTGATGGATGCGCTCAGGTATGCGACCGAACTTGTACAGCACAGATAAAAGAGGTGAAAAAATATGTCATACAGAAGAAACCCGGCACGGAGAAAATCCGAATGCTACCCCGATTTTTCAGCCGAATTCGCAGCACTAAGCTCCGCAGACGGCAACTATTCCACGATTAATCTTACACAAATCATCGGAACGGCAATACGCCGTCACAGACTTAATTCGATATATAACCGGCACCTTTTTGAACGGTATCAGTGTCTTGATGACGGTGTGCCTATTTTCCGCAGAAAACCACGCTTTTCGCAACAGGAAAATCCGATTAACAATCAGCTTAACGTGGATTTTTTCAGTGAAATAGTTGATTTTAAAACGGGATATTTCGCAGGAAAGCCGATTGCTTACAGCTACAGCAGCACCGCAGAAGCAAGGGAAATAACGGGCGGTGAAGCCAAAGCAGAACAAGCCGGAAAGGCTATCACGGATTTTGTGATGCACGCTAATATGTACGGGGCTGATATGCAATGCGTAAAGCACGCTGCAATCTGCGGATATGGCGCAAGATTATTCTACATCGACAAATGCGCAAACGAAAATGTCATGTCAATTTTGCCTTATCAGGCTCTTTTTATTACTGATACGGGGGATATTTCACAGCCCGAATATGCCGTTCGTTACTATCGTGTAAGAGATATCAACGACAGCTTAATTTGCAAGGCAGAATTCTATGACAGTAACTGTATTTATTACTTTTCGGGAAGCTCGTTTGATACGCTTGCACCGGAAAGAGACCCGGTAATGCATCTTTTCGGGAGCTGTCCTTTGCAGGGCATTCCTAACAATGCGGAGCTTACGGGCGATGCGGAAAAAGTGCTGTCCCTGATTGATGCTTATGACCGTGCAGTTTCAGATTCAAGCAATGAAGTAGAAAATTTTGCACAGGCTTACATGGTTTTCAAGGACATTCCCGTCAGGGACGAAGAAATTGTCAAGGCTCAGAATGACGGAACAATCAAGCTCATGACAACCTCCGAGCATTCGGATGTTTATTTTCTTACAAAGGATATTAATGATACCTTTTTACAAAATTTCCTTGACCGTCTTAAGGACGATATTTACCAGAAATCAAAGACCCCGAACATCAACGATGAAGCGTTCGGAAATGCATCGGGCGTTTCCCTTAAATTCAAGCTTACACAGCTTGAAGCAAAGTGCGGAATGCTTCAAGCAACAATGCAGACGGCAGGAACTTATATGTTCAGGCTGTTGTCTCACAGTTGGGGAAATCGCCTTAACATTAACGTTGCCCCCGAACAATGTGTCATGGAATTCAAGCGCAACTTCCCGTTGGATGCTCTCAGCGAAGCTCAGGCGGCGCAGACAATGATTGCATCGGGACTTCCTAAACGGCTTGTCTATGGTAACGCATATAGTTTTGTAGATGACCCTGAGTATGTAATGAAGCTCATTGATGAGGAAGAAAGCGGTGTGGATTCGCTGTACAAAACAACGGAGGATTAATCTATGGATGAATCCGAAAAGCTCTGGAAATATACAGTCCAACTCAGGAAAATTGCCGAACATCGTGAAGCGGATGCGGAAGATGAAATTCGTAGTGAATATCTGGGAGTTCTGGAAAAACTTCAAGCTATCATCGCTAAATATTATGCAAAATACGGCGATTCCGAAACAGGCGTAATGACACACGGAGATTTGCGTGCTGTAGGGCAGTATAAAGTCTTTTTGCAGGATGTAATTGACAATCTGGACGGCGTTTCAAAGCCTGTAGATAAGGCAATCCGTCAGGCAATTGAGGACACATATACCACTTGTTATAATGGCTTTTCGGATGCTGTGAAGCTCTCCGAAAGCGATAACAAGCCCTTAAGCACGCTTCTGAGCGGCTTACAGTCGACCACTCCCGAAACGGTGAAAAATATCGTTGAAAATCCAATGGATAAGCTCACACTGTCGAAAATCCTAAGTCGCAGGCGTTCAAAAATTGTTTCGGAGACGAAAAAAACGCTTGCTGTGGGGCTTGCAAACGGTGACAGCTACACTCGCATGGCACAGCGCATTTCCGACACTCTGAACGGCGACTTCAAAAAAGCAATGCGTATTGTCCGGACAGAATCAAACAGGGCTATAAATCGTGGCTTTCAGGACGTTTCAGAGGATGCGGCGGAGCTTCTTCTCGGCAGTGATTACGTTGAGGTCAAGGAATGGTGCAGCATGGAAGATGAACTCGTGCGGTCTACTCACAGCCACCTCAACGGCAAAATTATCCACGTTCTGGATAGCTTTGAATCAGGCGGTGCAAAGGCAAAATGTCCCGGCACATTCGGTGTTGCGGCAGAGGACATAAACTGCCGTTGCTTCCTTGATTACTCGTTTGTGGATAGGGATGAGTTTATTGCGCAGGGTGGGGTTATTCCGGATGAGATTCTGGGGAAAGAGGTTGACATTTCGGGGGAAAGTGGTATAATAAAAGCAATAACAGTAAGTGATATTGACGTTGCTGACGAGGACGGAGTAATATCTGATGAATGTCGCCAAACAATCGCAGACACAATTAAGCAAGCGAAAATGCAAGGCTCATATTTCAGCTTTGATGAGGTTAGAATTGTAGACATTCCTAAAAACAGTGATGGTAGTTCAGATATTATGCGTACAAATGCAGTTGATAAAGCAGGAAATCCATATACTGTTCTTGAAATAAATCGAAACAGATTTGCTGGAAAATCGCTTGAAGATGTGGACAGAATGTTTAAAATTGCAGAAAATACAACTTGTAATTCTCTTAGTGATGCCGTTATTCACGAATGTGGTCACGCAAGAACAATATATGATAGGACTTATGCTAATTATGAACGTATTAATGAGGAACTAAGTGGGGGAAAATTCACAGAGCCAATAAAAGGCAGAAATGACGGAAAATCTCTTCATGATTTAGCTGGAAGTATTTCAAAATTGGCTCAAAAGGACGGTCTTGAATGTATTGCTGAATGTGGTGTAAAACTAAACCGTGGTGAAACAATTCCTAAGGAATTAAAAGATATTTATGACGATTATACCTCCGGAGGTGGTTAAATGATACCCGTATTCGACCCTGTTTGCTTGATGTGTAAACATTTATTTGAAAAAGATGATAAAGTATGCTGTAAAGCGTATCCAAATGGTATTCCACAGGAGGTCATTAAGAAAAAGGCGACCACTGATAAAGAAAAGCCGTGTCCTAACGGATATGTGTATGAACATAGATAATAACCGCTCCGCTACGGTAGGGCGGTATTTTTATACCCAAAAAGGAGAAAACCAAATGGCAAAAGGCGAAACTTACGAAGAATTTGTTGAGAAATTCAAGTCAAAGAAAACAACAGATGATTGTTACACTCCCGAAAACGTGTACAATGCAATTGCCGATTGGGTTGCGAAAGAGTACGAAGTGGAGCGTGAAAAATTTGTCCGTCCGTTTTATCCGGGCGGCGATTTTGAAAGCTATGATTACAATGGGAAGATTGTAGTTGATAATCCCCCGTTTAGTATTTTAGCGAAAATATTAAGCTTTTACGAGGAGCATAAAATCAAGTTTTTTCTGTTTTCACCAACGCTCACGCTGTTTTCAAAAACGGCTGGGAATTATACAATGCTCCCTTTGGGTGTGACTATTACATACGACAATGGTGCAGGGGTCAACACTTCTTTTGTTACAAATTTAGAACCGCAGGACATAAGAATCCGCACAGTTCCCGAGCTTTATCGGATTGTAGACACCGCCAACAAGGAGAACTTGAAGCAACAGCACAAACAGCTTCCGAAATACAGCTATCCGCCGTATTTGATTACGGCTGCACAGTTGTATCCGTACAGCAGAGTAGGCATTGAGCTGAAAATCCCACGTTCCGAAAGTACGCTGATTAGAAGTCTTGACAGTCAGAAAAAGGCAAAAAAAACAATTTTCGGGGCTGGCTATCTTGTTTCAGAGCGGTGTAAAGATATGCTAGAGAAAGCAGAACGTGAGAAAGCAGAACGTGAGAAAGCAGAACGTGAGAAAGCAGAACGTGAGAAAGCAGAACGATGGCAACTTAGTGAAAGAGAAATGAAAATTATTGAAAGTCTGAGTCAGTAATCAGCCGGTGCAAAGGCAAAATGCCCCGGCACATTCGGCGTTGCATCAGAGGACATAAACTGCCGTTGCTTCCTTGATTACTCGTTTATGGATAGGGATGAGTTTATTGCGCAGGGTGGGGTTGTTCCGGATGAGGTTTTGGGGAAAGAGGTTGACAAATCTGGTGAGAGTGGTATAATATATACAGGTGGAAAGATAACAGATTTAAACTTTACACAAGTTGAAAAGTTTGATAAACAAGCTAAAGATTTTTATACTGCTCGTCTCCGCAATGATAACGATGTTGTTGCTATTGCGAAGAATACTGATTTCTGCTATGAGGAAATTTTAGCGATAAAAAATCATATCATGGTAGAAGAACACTTATTTTCTGATGGTACGGTCAGGAAGTTCAACCCGGATATTGACCAAGCACTTGCGTGGCAAAGGCTAATGGAAAACAAAGCAAGGGACACAGATATATTACTCTTAAGGCACGAGCTTAGAGAGCTGAAATATATGCGAGACACAGGTTGTGATTATGAGACTGCACACGCATTTTCTACAAAAAAATACGATTGGCAGACAGCAGTTGAGGGAATGACAGATTGTGATGAGATAAATCCAAAATTATTGAAGTAGGAGTGTGAGACAAGTTATGATGACTTTCCTGAGATTTTTAAAGAATGAAAACGGTTTTGTTACTTATGAATACGGTAGAAGCAAAGATGAAATTATTGGGACGGTAACTGTTGAAATTGCGAATAAGACTAATTGCACTTTTAAATTTTATAAAAATGCGAAAATTCAAAAGTTTTGCACGTCAACTTCTCATACTATTTCGATGATATATAAATTCATAAGAGAAGATAATTTCCCAAAAGAATACGTTTACGCTTGTTAAAATATAATCAGATTGATTTAACTACTACGCTACATCGCATGAATAATACAGAAAGAGGGAACAGCAATGAAAAAGCTACCGAGAGCGATAACTGCCGGTTGGATAATCGGAATTTTAGGCATAGTGCTTATACTGTGTGACATATTCTGGCTTAAGACGGATAAAGCACTATGGATAAGCGTGGGATGCTCATTGATTGCATCGGCGTTGGTAATTTTGATTGAAAATTACTTTGTTGTTCAGAAAAATGAGATTGACGAATGGAAACTGGATAAAATATACAAAGCACGTTCCGAAAAAAGCAAAGATTCCGACCCGAAGCTTACGTCAACTTGCAAAAATTTGGATATCATTGCTTTTGGATTAAAATCATTCAGAGATTACCATAAAAAAGAAATGCTACAGTGCTTGAAAAACGGAACAAACGTAAGAATTCTGACAATGAACCCCGAAAGTGAGTTTGTTACGCAAAGAGAATATGAAGAAAATGAAACGCCGGGACAGATTAAAAAGACAATCAATGATTTGATTGCATGGTCAAGGGACATAAATAATCAAGCTAAAAAGGCGCAAAAGCAAGCAGGGCAAATATTTATAAAAGGATATTCGTGCATGACACTTGATTTTTATTGGCGCAGTGACAATGAACTTTACATCGGACCGTACCTATACCAAAAAGGCAGTCAGCAAACAATTACAATGCGATTTTTACAAGGTGGAAACGGATTTGAATATTATACAAACTATTTTGAAGATTTGTGGAAATGCGATGAATTCGTTGATTTATTGCCGTAAAAAATAATAATATTACCGCCCGTAACAAGGCGGTTTTCTTATACCCAAAAAGGAGAAAACCAAAATGTACAAATTCATAAAATACTTCCTGTCCGAATGGCGCAACTACACATTTTTCAAGTGGTATTGGGGACGTCCGGAAATTGCGGAGCGTAAGCAAGAGCTGATATCAAAGGGGGAAAAATTCCCGAAAAATCGGTTTTGTTTTGCGTTGGAAGGGGCAAGAATCCGCTATCGTCATCGTGACAGATTCAGTCGCAGATGTAACGGAAACTGTGAAAGTTGCAAATTAAAGCACTGTTAAGAAGCATCTCTTTTGAGGTGCTTAAATTTTTACGAAAGGAATGAAAAAACATGGAAGAAGAACACAAACCGCTGCATATTTCCATGCAGTTTTTTGGAGAGAGTGAACAGTCTGAGGGCGATTCCGCAGGCACTGAAACCGCTGAGGGAACAGAATCTTCACAGTCGCAGGATGCTCAGGAAACTCCGGTGCATTCGGAAGAGGATTACGCCGCATTACAGGCAGAGCTTGATGCGCTCCGTGCGGAAAAGCTTACGCAGGAAGAGCGCACACGGCTTGAACTTACTCAGAGGGAGACAGATATTGCCAACCGTGAAGCGGCTCTCAGAGACAAGGAAAACAGGCTTCATGCGGTTCATTCCCTTGAATCTGCCGGACTTTGCGGAAACGGTGTTACAACAGATGACCTGATGCCGTTTGTACTGGAAAGCACAGCAGAAAAAATCGACAGCAAGGTCAAGTCTTTGCAGGGAATTTTTGACAAATTGGCAAAGGCTCAGACCGAAAAAATTTACCACAATGCAGGCAGACAGCCACAACAGGTGCAGGGCGGAGCGGACGGAACACCGGTTCCGAAAACGTTCAACAGTGCGCTTATTCAGGCTCAAAGCCGTGCAAAGGAAATCCGTGAAAAATACACAGGAGGTAACAAATGAAGTTTACAAGACAGACAGCAACAACCGGCAGAATGATTCTTGCCAATGACCATTTTGCCGCAATCCCCTACGACTGCACAGCTCTGACAGAGCTTGCAGAGGACGGAATTATTCCGGCAGGAACAGTAATTCCGAGCAATGATGCATCCGCAAAGGGCGTGCTTCTGAGCGATATCAACCTCAGTGAAAACCCGAACGGTGCAATTGTGATTCATGGCTTTATCCGTTCGGAGAAGCTCCCGACAGCTCCGTCCGATGAAGCAAAAACAGCACTTTCAATGGTGCAGTTTCTTTAATGAAAGGAGAATTAATATATGATTTTATCAGATGTTTTTACAGCCGATTCAATCGGACAGAACTTCACAGAGGTAGCTTCAAATGCAATTCCGTATTACGGCGCAGGACTTTTCCCCAGTCGCAAAAAGGCAGGACTTGACCTTAAGTGGATTCGTGGAAACAAGGGACTTCCCGTTTCACTCATGCCGTCAGCGTTCGATGCAAAGTCAAGCTTCCGTGACAGAATCGGAATCCAGATTGACAAGTCAGAAATGGCATTCTTCCGTGAATCTATGCTTGTAAAGGAAGCAGACGAACAGGAAATCATGCGTGTTCAGGATGCAAGCGACCCCTACGCAATTTCAGTCCTGGAACGCATTTATGACGATGTGCAGACACTTATTGACGGTGCAAACGTTGTCCCTGAGAGAATGATTATGCAGCTTCTCGCACCTTTAGGCGGCAATATGGGCGTTGAAATCAAGGCAAATAACACCGCATATACTTACAACTACGACCCGGACGGAAGTTGGAAAAAGGAGCATTATATGTCCATTACAACAGATGATGACAAGTGGACATCCTCAAAGACCTGCGACCCGATTCGTGACCTTGAAAATGCTTTTGATGCGCAGGAAGCAGCATCAGGCAATCGTCCGGAAATTCTTCTCATGAGCAAGAACACTTTCAACTACATCAAGAATTCCGATGCTGTACGCAACAGCATTATCAGCCAGAATGTTATTTCAACACCTAATCTCACAACTGCAAGGGTTAAGTCTTTCATCGAAGAAGAGCTGAACGTCACAATCGTGATTTATACAAAGCAGTTCAAGAAAGAGGACGGCACAGCTGCTAAATTCTACCCCGACAACATGGTTATGATGATTCCGAGCGGTGCGCTTGGTTCAACATGGTACGGAACAACTCCAGAAGAGCGTACACTTATGGCAGATGTTAATGCGAATGTTTCTATTGTGAACACAGGCGTAGCGGTTGCGGTAACAAAGACCTCAGACCCTGTAAACACCAAAACAACCGTTTCTGAAATTGTTCTGCCGTCATTTGAGCGCATGGATGAGTGCTACGCAATGGAGGTTGCATAAAAATGACCTACGACCACGCTGTGACAGCGTTCGGGAAATATTATCCTGCCGGTGCGGAAGTACCGGCGGAAGCTCCCGAAACGGCTAAGAAAAAGCCCGAAAGAACACGAAAAACCGACAAGGAGAGCAAAGAATGATTACTGCACAGCTGCTTGAACAAGCCGGAATTTTCACCGATGCCGATTCAACGGATTGCCTTTGGGCAGAATCGGGGATTGACTGGATAACGGCAAACACAACGCTGAATCCGGACAAAAACAATCCGGAAACGATAATAAATCTTCCGGCAGGAGCGAAGCTGTTCGTGCGTGAATATGCCCGTATTGCAGGACAGAGCGGCATTGCATCCGAAAGCATTGAGGGGCTTTCACAGAGCTTCACAACGGATTCTGTGCAGTCACAGCTTAACGCTCTTGCACTGACACTCATGCCGGACTATTTTTCAGCGGTAAGATTTATTCCGAAACGGCAGCAGTGGGATTACCGCCCTCACGGAGGTGAGATTTATGAGTAGAAAGCTTGAACCAATTCGCCCGGAGGAACAGATTATTCCACCGAAAAAGGCTGAAAAGACCGCTAAGGAGGAACAGAATAATGGGCGCAGAGTACACAACAAAAAAGAATCTGATTCCGAAAATGCTGAAAAAAGCGAGACAGCTTGACGGTAAATCCGTTGAGGTTGGTGTTTTCGGCGGTGATTATGCCTATCTTGCAGGCATTCACGAATACGGTTGCAGAATCAAGGTTACTCCGGAAATGCGTGCATTTCTGCATTATCACGGCATTCACCTGAAAAAGGAAACACAGGAAATTGTCATTCCTGAGCGTTCGTTTATTCGTTCCGGATTTGATATGTACCATAAGGTTGCAATTGATTATTTCGATAAGGTCTATGGGGAATATCTTGTTTCCAGACAGCACCCTGAGACAATCCTCAAAAACACAGGCAAACAGCTTGCATCGAAAATCAAACGTTATGCCCGTGGTCTTAAATCACCGCCAAAATCCGAAGCAACAAAAATTCTCGGTGCAAAAAGCAAAAATCCCCTTGTTGAAACAGGCGCAATGATAGCACATATAACCTACAGAATCGGGGGAAATGAATGAGCGGACGTTATTTTAATTTCGACCGTCTCGTGAAGAAATACAGCCGTCCGGTAACACTTAATATCAGGCAAAAGGGCAGCTACAGCGGCGGTATTTATCATGAGGGCGAAGAGGAAACTGTGGTGATTGCAGGGGCGGTTATTTCGATGAAAATGCAGTCCGGAAACAACAGCGGCGGAAATTATTCCGCTGAGGATAAGCACCTTTACACGCTGTCACCGATTCCTCACGCACTGGAAAATGTAACTGTTGAATTTGACGGAAAAATGTACACTGCCACAGTTGACCGTGATAGCGGAAATGAACCGTTTACAGGCGTTTACGTCTACTATCTCAAATGGATAAAGCCCTTTGATTCGGAGGTGAACAGAGATGCTTGCACGACCTGAAACAGAAGCGGAAATCGTTGCGCTTCTGGAAGAATACACCGGATGCACGGTTGTCCTTGCAAACCAGACATCACCTATGCCCGAATATCCATACATTTCGTACACGATTACAACCCCTGTTCACGCTCAGGGCGGAACATACTGCATTACGGACGGAGAATATTATCTTCCTATGTTGCAGACATGGAGCTTCACTGTGCAGTCGGGAGATTACAACGAATGCATGAAAAAGGGTATGCGGATGTATGATTTTTTCGCACGGGGCGGAATTGAAAAGCTTCAAAAAATCAACGTTGCGGTAAGCTCAAAAACAAACCTTACATCAAGGGATAATTTCCTGACGATACGATACGAATATCGTTGCGGAATGGATGTTGTTTTCCGCCTGCCACACATAGTTGAAATGACGGACGGAGAAATAAAAAATGAACTCATGCACATCAGCATGAATGGAAAGGAAGTAAATTAATGGCATTATCTGACGTGACTGTAAAAGTTAATTTAGCCCAGCGCACAGGCGTTGAATCGGACTGGTTTCCACTTTTTGTAACACTTAAGGTCTACAATAAGAATCAGCCCCTTGCGCAAATAGAAAGCTCCGACTACACCGAATGCACAAGTCTACAGGAGCTTGTTGAGCTGCTTGCACCATACAGCAGCACCGACACCTACAAAGAGAAAAAAGCAAAGCAGGAGCTTGTAAAGCAGACCCAGATTTACAAGGCTGTCGAAGCTATGTACAATCAGGATGACCACCCGAATAAGTTTGCCGTTATCGTCCGCAACGACAGCGGTTCAGGCAATACAGGTGGAGCATTTGACAGTCTCATCGAAAAGATTGACCCCTATCTTGACAGAGAGTGGAGACAGCTTGTTCTTACAGACGGATTCGAGAGCATTACAGACTGTTTCAAAATGGCTGATTACATTGAGCATCTCGAACAGCGTAAGCTTGTATTCTTCACAGCAAATTCAAGTGCAACAGTCAGCAATGTAACAGTTGATGACGAGCAGTATTCGCTTACTGATTTTACCCGAACAATCTGTGTTTATGTCAACACAAAGAATCAGTATGCTCATGCGGCAATTGTAGGCGCAACAGCCGGAAAAACTCCCGGAAGTGTGAACTACAGAAACGTGATTCTGAACGATATCACGCCGTTTTCAGTTACGGCTGATGAGCTTGAAGAACTCCACGCAAAGGGCTTTACGGTGCCTGTTGAGCGTGCCGGCGATACGGTTACATCACAGGGCAAGTCAGCATCCGGAGAGCGTTACATCGACACAATCGACATTGAGGATTATGTTGTGCAGCAGCTTATCTACACCGGACAAAAGGTGCTGAATGTAAATGATAAAATCCCCTACAGCAATGACGGCATAGCCGTTCTTGAAAATGCTGCAATCGGCGTAATGCTTGACTGTTGCAACAAGGGAATGATTGAACAGCTTGACAATGGAGAGTATAACTACAGCGTAAACTTCCCGGGAATTACAGAGGTTTCGGATGATGATATGGCAAACCGTACATATAATCTCGGCACTGTATCATTCACGGCGCAGGGAGCTGTTGACAAGGCGGAAATCACTGTAGAAATGGCGATGTAAGGAGGAAATTTTAAATGAAAAGAGACGGAACACCTATTGTTTTCGACCCGGCACAGACAACGATTACAATTGACAATGTTTATGTAACGGGACTTGGTGAATCTGCAATATCATTTTCATATTCGCAGGATGCCGTATCAGCCGCAAGCGGTCTTGACGGCGCAACTGTTTTCAAGGTTAACAACGCAAAGCTCGGAAGTTGCAATCTTCCGCTTAAGCTTTCAAGTCCGCAGTTCGACAAGCTGATGAAGCTTGCAAAGAATCACACACTTTTTTCAATCTGGTGTACTGATAAATCAACAGGCAGACGTGCAGGTGGAAGCTATGCGATGTTTACAAAAGTCCCTGATTTTACAGCAGACGAGAGCGATGTGACATTCAGCGTTATAATTGCAGACCTTGACGTGGGTACGTGCTAAGGGAGAATCGCAAAAAAATATTATGCATCCTTGGAAACAAGGGTGCATTTTTTTAAGAAAGGAAAATTGTTATGAAAAAGGGCACAGACAAGACCTACACAGCATCTAAGGAGATTAACGGAGTAACATACCGTGCACAGTTTAACGGCGTTCGTGAAGCCGTGAGAGCGACACAGCAGTTCAAGACGGACGAGCTTAAGCTTGACGAATATCTGCTTGAAAATGTTATCGTTGAACCGCCCGGTCTGGAACTTGATGATTTTGACGACCTCGCAGAAGCAAGAGAGGTTATCAATTTCGCCGCAAGCGTGATGATGGGACGATTTCGGAACTCATCAGACGAAGCAACAGCTGAGGGAGACAGCGAGAAGTAACTGGGCTGCGTGGAGATTGGTGCTGAACGGTTTTGACTATAAAACAGTCTTTTACTTTATGTCATGGGACGAAATAAATGAAGCAAATGCAGCACTGGATTTGCAGAAAGAAGCACAGCGTGAAGCAATGGAAAAGGCAAAGGCACAGCGTGAAATTAATCAGAAAAAAGGTAGGTGACAGGGATTATGGCACAGCGGAATGTCGTTCGTGAGGATATTGTAAGGCTTCTTTTTGAGGGTTCGGGATTTGAAGAAATTTTGCAGGGTGAATCCGCTATGGATAAGCTCCGTGCAAGCGCAGGAAGCACGGGTGAAGCTCTGGACAGTGCCGGAGCATCTGCTGATGTTTTAGGCGGCTCAATGATGGATGTTTACGCAAAATCTGAGCTTTTCGGAAAGCTTGCCGATGCCGGGAAAAGCGTTTTGAATGCACTCATGGACTGCACAAATGCGGCAGCAGATTTTGAAACATCCCTAGCGAAGCTTGCCACAATCGCCGATACAAGCGAAAAATCACTGGGTTCTCTTACAGATGAAATACTTTCGCTCTCAAATGAAACAGGCGTTTCGGCTGAATCCCTGACAGAATCTGCCTATCAGGCTATTTCCGCAGGCGTTGACACAGCAAGTGCCGTTGAATTCGTGGCACAGGCGAATGAGCTTGCCGTTGGTGGATTTACTGATACATCAACGGCGGTTGACGTGCTTTCAACAGCCATAAACGCCTACGGGCTTGAAGTTTCGGATGCAGGAAAGCTTTCGGATTATCTTATAACCACTCAGAATCTTGGTAAAACCTCAGTTGATGAGCTTGCCCAAAGCGTTGGTAAGGTTATCCCGATTGCATCCGCATACGGCGTTAAAATGGATAATCTTTCGTCAGCGTATGCAGTTCTTACCGCCGGCGGTATTGCTACCGCAGAAGCCGGAACATACCTGAAAGCGATGCTTAACGAACTGGGTGACAGCGGAAGTACAGTAGGCAAAACTCTTGTTGAGGAAACAGGGCAGTCATTTTCACAGCTTGAAGCGCAGGGCTATTCTCTGGGCGATGTTATGAACGTTCTCGGTGAGAGTGTAGGCGGTGATGCAGGCGCATTCAATGAGTTGTGGAGTAGCTCCGAAGCAGGAGTAGGCGCACTTTCGCTTCTTAATGCAGGAACGGAAAAATACAACGGCGTTCTGAACGAAATGCAAAGCAGTACAGGCGCAGCTTCCGAAGCCTACGAGACAATGACCGGTACGGCGCAGTACGCTCAGGAACAGCTTTCAAATTCGTTCAACAACCTTAAAATCGCTATCGGGAACAGTCTCCTTGATACTTTTGCTGACCTTAACAGCGCAGGAGCTGATGTTCTGGGTTGGATTACGGAGTTTGTGCAGGAGCATGAATCACTTGTAGCAGGACTTACAACCGGAATAGCTGTAGCGGCGGCACTTACTATTGGTGTTGCGGCTATTGGCGTAGCGTATACAGCAGCCACAGTTGCCGCAACAGCATTTAACGCTGCGACCGGAGATATTATTAAAATAATAGGAACAGCCGCAGTTGTTTTGGGAGCGGCGGTCTGGGCGATTTCAGACTATTTTTCCTACGGCGAAGAAGCTGTTGAGGACTATGACGGAACACTCGAAGAATGCAGGAATGAAATAACCCTGACCGAAAAAGCCCTCTATAAGGCAAAAGCCAGATACGGTGAGAATTCCGATGCCGTAAAAGAGCTTGAATCAGACCTTGACACACTCAATAAGCAGTATGAAAAGGGCGGCGGCTATCTGGGCGAGCTTACGGAAAAAGCCAATGCGGCAATTGATAAAATCAACGAGCTGAATGATTCCGTAAGCAAGCAGTATGATGAGCTTGACAGTATGCAGACAAGCGGATTTCAGGCGGTTTCCATGCTTGAAGCATTGTCCGAAAAGTCCGTTAAAACGAATTCAGACCTTGACCTGATGCAGTCTTACGCCGATTATCTCAATGACACGTTTAACTGTAATATCGTGGTTGATTACGACACTGGAGAACTGACAGGATTTGACCCTAGTGCGGTGGTTGAGGAGATACAAAGCCAGACACAAGCAAACAGAATCCAGATATCAATGGATTATGTCAGCAATCCTGAGTATATTGACGAATATACAGAGCTTTACAATCAGCTTTTAGCGGCACAGGATAATTACCAC